GTGCAAAGATTTTTGATGCACGAGCAATGATGTAGCTCTGTACAGGTACTGGTATAGCAACAAATTCGTGATACCACAATATATCAACGTAGATTGGATATGACCATTCAAAGGTATGGTGAATCATGTCATAGAGTTTTCTCTGTACATCACCAGTATTTTTTGTACGTACAGTTGCACGATAGTATTTATTGTTAGGAGATTCAGCCGTGTTGAGAGCTATCTGTAGCATCTCATCTGTAACGTTGACTTCTTTATTACTATCAGGAGTAAGAAGTACATGATATTCCCTATTGAAAGTCCATCCTTCTGCCTGCACATCCCTTGATACCTGACTAAGGGTATCGTTGGCGATCGCAACGTCCGGGTTGGATAGATTAAGGGAGGTGACTGGAGCTTGCCCAACGCTTTCTAGTATTTGATTTATTGCTTGTAGTTCGCGTTGACTTTTATTTAGACCAGATTGCGTCATGAGATATATTCTCAATAAGGATAAAAAAAAGGGAGCCGTAGCTCCCCTGTTATTACGACCGGTCCCGAGCGGGAGAGTCGCATTCGCTTTGATGATATGTGAAACGAAGATTCTTAGTCTCACTGTATACAGTTGAAGCAGATACAGCAGAGCCGTATCCCTTTTTAGTCTTAGCTACAGAAGTACGCATGGCAGTATTACCACCAGACACACCAGCTGTAGAGCCGGAGACACCATTGTCACCAGCAGCAGTTGTTGGATTAGCCATTTATTAAAGGGTTGTAGCGTTTACACCTGTACCACCCCAACAAGCTACGGTCGAAGCACTGCCATCAGCAGCAGTACCAGAGAGGCGACCATATTCTTGAGGAGTAGGAGGATTCATTGTCAAAGACGCAACTGTGCCAACCACTTGACCAGCAGTAGTTGTATCTTTCCGGGTCACACCAGGAATCAAGGACATTATGAATTCCTCCTTTTATCAGGCTTCTGCTCGCAGCTCAATGGCGCAAGCAGGATTCAAAGTGCCGACACCCATAGCCATGCGACCAACGATGATGTCACCTTGGTACATGGTCTTAACGTCAGAACCTGTGGTTTGAACCTGTGGTCCAATACCTTCGACAACACCTGCAGCATCCTTCATGTAGATAAGTCCACAGGAAGTACGGAAGTCACCTGAGTAGTCGTTGTTCTCACCGTTAACACGAGTGATGTGGCCAGCAGCTCCACCAGTACCAGCACCAGTCACCATGAATGGCAGGTTGTTGGAACGCTTGATAGAGATACCAGCAATCTCATAGAGACCTTCACCAGAATTCAGGTTGCCCTGAGAATTTCCGTAATCTCGGTTGAGAATATTTGAATCGACTTGTGACACAAGTGCGTAATACTGACGAGGAGACAGCACAGCAGTACGCCCATCACGGGGTACATTCTTTTCATCCAAAATACTCGCTGCTTCAAAGAAGCTATCTACGAGTGCTTGAGCGTTGTACTGATTGTTAGCACCAAGCTTGATGACAGAACCACCAGGCTCAGGACCAGGAGCAGCAGTCACAGGATGTGCTTCGCGTGCAGCAAGTGCAATGGTACGGAAGACTTTCTTGTCATATGCTTCAGCAAGAGCATGTCCAATCTTCTTGGAGATCTCTGAGCGAAGGGAGTAATGAGCAAGAGTCTCATCGAGATCGTAGACGAACGCTGAAGAAATCAGCAAGTCATCCATGATGATAGTTTTCTCGGCCACTGGAGGATCACCACTACCCAAGATAGGAGTACCAGGGGTATGGTAATCAGCAGTCATACGACCAGTGAAGATGAACTGCAGAGACTTTCCATTACGGAGAGTACGGTTCTGAACAGTTCCTTTAGCGATACAGGCAGATTCATAAGCCTTGAACATCTCTCCACTAAACAGTTTGAGATACAGGGCATATTTATCACCTGCTGCACCAGACCCATCAGGATAACCTTGGGACAGTGCTAGTTGAGGATTGGAATTAATACTTCCAATCGGTGTTGGGGTACTATTTGGAGGAGTACCAGCAGTAGCAGTCATTATTTTAAAGAGGTTGTTATGTACGTATTCCTCTGACGTCAGAAGTATTCAATTTGTATCGTGGTCTATCCCACCGTCTAGACGGCTAGAGGTATCCGCTTACGGGCTCTAACCAATAGTAATGGGAGGACTCGAACCTCCCTGTAAGCCTATTAGTTACTTATGAAGCTACGACTTCTTCAGCCATATCAGTCGTGCCATCAGCTTTTTTGCCTGACATGACCTTGCACTGAGCTAAACGTTGTGCTGTAGTTCCAGCTTCAGGACTATCACCATAACCAGTTGTGGTTTGAAACCACTGGTCGCCGGTCGTCTTTACAACGTACTGTACTTTTGAAATAGATCTGTTGCTTGGGTTATATCCCATGATAAAAAATTAGAAGTTATACTTGATTCCAGCTTTAAAGCTAGAGCTTACTTTGTCTCCAGTAAGGAATGCATACTCTGTATAAAGATTGGTCTTTTCAGTTACCTGATAAGCAGCACCTACTTTACCGGAGAATTCAACATTACTATCCTCTCCAGAGGGAGACACAATGGCTGGTCCAGCTTGAAAATAATAGCTACCATCTTCACCAATTTTATTCTCATAACCACCATGCGTTTCAGTCACAGTGGACTGATGATCATGACCAAGCTTTGAGGAATTGGTTTCAATGTTTGCATATGGACCAGCGAATGCTGGACCGGAGACTGATGCGAGGAGGATACCGGCAGCAAAAATAGTTTTCATAATAATTGTTTGTTGTTAAAAATTGATTGGTGAGCGTCCAAGTTTTTCCATCACTTCTGCACGGTATGCAGGGTCAGCGTCATACTTAGGATCAGACATTGCACGTACTAGTGCAGCCTGACTTTTAAATACATCACCTTTATCAGAACGTGGTGCTCTACCTTTAAGGATCTCACCTTCTATCCCTTCAGAATTTCCATACCGTTGTGCAAGTGATTGGACTGCAAAGAAACATGCAGCCCGGTCTCCACTCTGCATAACTTGATCATAGAGGGAGATTTCTTCTTTGTTAAATGATGTACTAGCCCACTTCAACATGTCATTGTATTTAGTCTCACCACCTACCATGTCTTTAAGACTATTGGCATCGGCTTCACTCATACCTTGTGCTTCAGGTTGTTGGTCAGCTTTGTACCTCATATCTAAATAAGCTTGAGCCAACTCTGTAGGACTCTTGCTTTTTAATTTTTCAATGATCTCAGCAGAGTATTCTTCAGAATCAGACTGAGCTTCGTTCCAAAGTTCATCAAAGAAATCGATTTCAGTTTCTGCTTCAGGCTCAGCTTGTTCTTCAGGCTCAGCTTTAGCTTCATCTGTAGCAGGTTCTTTACCTAGTTTACTTTGTAGTTCGATGTATGCTTTTTCAAGTTCCTCAGCATCCTTATACTTTCCAGCTAGGAGCTGAGCTTCTTCCTGCTGCATCTTCTCACCAACAGCCAAAGACTCTTGTTCTTCAGCTGTCAGTTCGCCAGTACTTTCACTGGCGTCATACGTCATTGTTGCCATTTGCGCTAATTACTTTTAAGTTACCAAGACCAACCGACTCAACATAATTGGGTGATTTGCCAATGGTGGGTTTACCAATCTTTGGTCGGTTGGCGTATTTGTTAGGGTTGCCTGCAATGCCAGGTGAACGTTCTTCATCTGGCGGTAGTTCTTGACGTTTCTGTGAACGCTTTTTAACTGCAGGTTTATTCGGTTGTTTAGTTTCTTCTGTCATATCAGTAATTAAATTTGTTGAGCAGCGTTTGCTTGAGCTTGTTGATCGACAGCAGCAAATGAACTTGCTTGCTTAGCCATCTCCATATCTAAAGCATTATTTTGCTGAGCGTTTTGTTCAGCTGCCAACTCATCTTTTGTCTTGACAAGGTTAAGATAATCAATACCCTGTGCTGCTGCATACCTTTTGATTAGCTCATCACTATTAATGTATTGAGCAATTGCTTCAGGCCCAACAGTCTGAGCGATAGTAGTCATGAACTGTGTTAATGCATCACTATCTTGTCCACGTCCAATTGCATTAATTCCTGCCACAATAGTTGGCTTGACTAAGTCTTTAGGAAGACGTGGTATCTCATTAGATTTTTGCAATGCACTCATCTTTCTACTAAGATAAGGTACTAGGAACTCAACAGTTAGAAGACTGAATAATCCACCTAGTGATTGCTCCAATTCAAGTTGAGTAAGTCGTACTTCTTCAGCTGTTGTTCGTTCACTATTTCGTACTTGCAAGATAAGGAATGCGTCTCCTAGTCTTTTCTCTAGGTTTTGCATCATTGCTTGGGCAGTCTGGAAGTCAGCTGTTTTACCAACTTGAATTACACCAATGTCATCAGGTCTACCCTGGACAATGGCACCGTTACCAGCTTGCGCCAGAGTCTGTGGTTTTGTAGTACTACTAGGTGATACAACAAAGACCACCTTTGCAGCTGCTGCAGAGCCTTCTACGATTGCCTGAGAGAGTGCTTCAAGGGACTTAAGATCTCCCATGTACTCCTCTACTCTGCCTCTACCGTAAGGCTCCTGATCCACAGTATTAAATCTGAGACAAATCCAAGGATTGGTTTCTAATGGTGCTTTACCAAAAGATTTATCTAACACATAATCCATTGATTCTTGATACCATACAAAGCGATTATTATCACGCTTTACATGCGTATAGACATCAACATCTTCATGTCTACTAGATGACTCACCATCATCCCCAACGGGATTCATTTGCCTAGCTGCTTCTTTAGGAAGACGTGGTTCTACAAGACTACGATGAACTCGTTCTCTTGTGACAATTTCAATGACATTACCACTGCCATCTCTATCTACAACGTACCTATTCAGTGGATAAATTTTGAGCTGATCCTTATCCATGAAGATCAATGCATTACCAGAGACAACAAGATGCTTCATTGCTTGGTGAACAATGACTCTGTCATCTGAT